TTGGCAGAAGCTGTTACACAGTTCCAAGCCACAGCATACAAAGAGCTATTACCAGCAGACGGTCCAGTAAGAACACAAATACTTGGAGTCAACTCACCTGCAAAGCAACAGCAAGCAGAGCGTGTGAAAGACTACATGAATTATTTAATTATGGATGAAATGAAAGAATACGAACCAGAGTTCGATTCTATGTTATTTCATTTACCACTTGCAGGATCTACATTTAAAAAAATTTACTATGATGATCTGATTGGTAGAGCGGTATCTAAATTTGTACCAGCAGATGATTTGATTGTGCCGTACACAGCAAACAGTCTAGAAGAAGCAGAATCTATCATTCACGTTATAAAAATTTCAGAAAATGATTTAAGAAAACAACAAGTTGCAGGTTTCTATGCTGACGTAGATCTTGGCCCACCTGCAATGTCAACGAACGATGAAGTTTCTAAAAAAGAAAAAGAATTAGAAGGCACTAAAAAATCTGGAAAACAACAAACGATGTATACTCTTCTTGAGTGTCATGTTGATCTAGATTTAGATGGCTTCGAAGATATTGGTCCAGATGGTGAGCCATCTGGTATCAAGCTACCATACATCGTGACAGTCGATGAAGGTAGTGGAATAGTTCTTTCTATCAGAAGGAACTATGCGCCCAATGATCCAAAAAAACAAAGAACTCAATACTTTGTCCATTTTAAATTTCTGCCTGGACTAGGGTTCTACGGATTTGGATTAATACACATGATTGGCGGATTGAGTCGAACGGCAACGGTCGCTCTCCGCCAATTATTAGATGCAGGAACTTTGTCAAACCTACCTGCTGGTTTTAAACAAAGAGGGGTGCGAGTTAGAGATGAAGCATCACCAATTCAACCTGGTGAATTTAAAGACGTAGATGCCCCAGGAGGCAGTCTAAGGGATGCTTTCTATCCTCTACCATACAAAGAACCATCAACGACCTTGTTACAATTAATGGGTATTGTGGTTCAAGCAGGTCAAAGATTTGCTGCCATATCAGAATTACAAACTGGCGAAGGCACACAGAACGCAGCTGTAGGTACAACGATTGCTCTTCTTGAAAGAGGATCTAAAGTTATGTCTGCGATACACAAAAGATTATACAACTCGATGAGAGGTGAATTTAAATTACTATCTAAAATTATACAAACTTATCTACCACCAGAATATCCGTACGATGTTGTAGGTGGTGCACGATTAATTAAACAATTAGATTTTGATGACAGAATAGATATTCTACCAGTTGCAGATCCTAATATCTTTTCTATGTCACAAAGAATAACACTAGCACAAACACAATTACAGCTAGCTACATCTAATCCACAGATACATAATTTATATTCTGCATACAGAGGTATGTACGAAGCTATTGGTGTAAAAAATATTGATAGTATTTTACCACCACCTGCTCCAGTGCAACCTATGGACCCAAGTATGGAACACATTTCTGCTCTTACAGGTAAACCTTTTCAAGCTTTTCCTGGTCAAGATCACAGAGCACACATAACTTCACACTTAAATTTTATGGCAACAAACATTGTTAGAAACAATCCTGCTGTCATGGGTGCAATACAAAAAAATATATTAGAGCATATTAGTTTAATGGCACAAGAACAGGTGCAATTAGAGTTTAGAGAAGAATTAGTTAGACTAGCAGCGCTACAACAAACGGCTCCAGTGGATCCAAGAGCTGCACAAGAGCTACAAGTTATTACACAACGTATCGAATCTAGAAAATCTGTGTTGATTGCAGAGATGACAGCTGACTTTATGGAAGAAGAAAAGAAAATTACGTCACAATTTGACTCTGATCCACTTCTAAAACTAAAAGCAAGAGAGGTTGACTTACGTGCAATGGAAAATGAACGTAAAAAAGATGCTGATAAAGCAAAAAATGATCTTGATAGAGCTAAATTAATGCAAGCAGCAGACATTGCAGACGAAAAAATGGAACAAAATGAAAAATTAGCAAAATTAAGAGCTGGAGTAAGTCTTGCAAAGAGTGGAAATCCAGGTATAACTGCAATAGAGGTAGAAGAATAATGCCACTGAACGCAAAAGGTCGTAAAATTATGGGTTCGATGAAAGAACAGTACGGCAAAAAGCGTGGCGAACAAGTTTTTTACGCTTCAAAAAATAAAGGCGTAATAAAAGGTGTTGAGAAGAAGAAAAAAAGGAGCAAAAATGCAAAAACTAGATAAAATTAAGCCAGTAAAAGTTGGCGATCAGCAAACAGAGATAGATCCTAGATCTAAAACTACAGCTGACGGAGCTTTTAACTTAATTGGCACAGGAAAACCTGAAATGCCAGTTGGCGGACAAAAAAGAATGCTGGCTGAAAAAAGAAGAAACTCAAAGGCGTACTAATGGCTTGGTTCAGTTTAGCAAAGATTGCTATGCAAGCTGGCGCAAAGATATATTCTAACCGTCAGAAGACTAAAATGGCAATGTCTGATGCACAATTAATGCATGCAGAGCGTATGGCTCGGGGTGAGGAAGCTTACCAGGGCAAACTTCTTGAAGCCAGACAATCGGACTGGAAAGACGAATTTGTATTGATTATTTTGTCGGCTCCGATTATAGTGTTGGCTTGGGCAGTCCTAAGTGACGACCCAGCAGCGATGGAAAAGGTAAAACTATTCTTTGAATATTTTTCTACCCTTCCGAGCTGGTTCACAAACCTGTGGATTCTTGTCGTAGCGAGCATTTTTGGGATAAAGGGTACACAAATATTTAGAAACGGAGGCAAAAAATAATGGCTAGTAAATTTTTTAGAAAAGCATTTGAATTCGTAGGTAAGAGAGGACCTACAATCAAAGGCGTTCAACCCACAAAGAGCAAAGCTGTTCAAAGTAAAATTAAATTAATTAAAAAAGCAGGTAAACTTCAAAAGAAACAAGGCATGGACACTTATAAAAAAATAGGTGTCGATAAAGTTACAAAAGATATTTACAAAATGAATGTGCCTAAAAGTTTAAGACAGAAGAAAATGTTTGGTGGTTTGATGCAAAAAGTAAAAGATAAAAAATTAAAAGACAAAGAGAAAAAGAAATCTCTTAAAGAAAAAATAGCACCAAAGAAAAAAATGGATAGATTAAAACAACTTAGAGAAGAATTAAAATAATGGCTGGAAAAGGTTTATACGCAAACATACATGCGAAAAGAAAAAGAGGCGGTAAGATGCGAAAGAAAGGTGCAAAGGGTGCACCAACTGCAGCAAACTTTAGAAGAGCTGCACAAACAGCAAAGAGGTAATTATGACTAAACTATGTCCAAGAGGTAAAGCAGCAGCGAAAAGAAAATTTAAGGTATATCCCTCAGCATATGCTAACGCCTACGCATCTAAAATTTGTGCAGGTAAAATTAAAGATCCATCTGGTGTAAAAAGAAAAGACTTTAGAGGACCTAAACCAGCTAAAGCTATGGGTGGTAGAATTAGAAAAATGGGTGGAGGCATGATGCAAATGCCTGGCGCAATGTATAAAAAAGGTGGCAAAGCACTAAAACCAGTGGACAAAGAAAAAAATCCAGGTCTAGCAAAATTACCAACTAAAGTTAGAAACAAAATGGGCTTCATGAAAAAAGGTGGCTCTGTTAAAAAATTTCCAGATCTTTCAGGTGATGGCAAAGTTACAATGAAAGACATTCTAATGGGCAGAGGCGTTATTCAAAGACCAAAGAAAAAAGGTGGCGGTTTAATGGAAGCAACATCTAGACTAAAAGCTCAAGGTTTAAAAATGGGTGGGATAGCTAGAGGTTGTGGAGCTGTCATGAGCGACAGACGTAAGAAAACAAAAATGTATTAACATGGCCGGTCTAAAAACATGGTT